TCCATAACGATCAAATTCAGGATAGGAAATTTGATCGTTATGGAGGCTGATAGTTTTAGGCATGTTTGGTTCCTTTCAAGCTATAGCGGCGACGATTTCGCCCGCTTCTTTGTTTGCTTCTTCGATCCAAGCGTTGCGGCTTTTGAGCGTTTTAAACCCATAAACTGCACCCGCTTTACGATCCATCTTCACGGCGTATTCATCCACGCTTGAACCTGTCAGCATATTGGTTGAAACGAATTGAACGCTGAAAGAGTAGTCTTTGATAACTTTTGCGGTATATTTTTGCATGTTTGGTTCCTTCCGTGAATAATTGAGAGCGGTTTTGACAACGGTTTAATCGCAGTTACAGAGCACAAGGCAGAGTTCATATGGGATGCCTGTCTCTTCCGCCATGATTGCAGGTTCATCGCCCGGGCGGCCAACCTGAGGAACCACAAGGGCAACGCTCTCGTTAGCTTCGCGCTTGGCGATTTCTTCGACAATCAGGGGATTAGAATTGCCACCAGCGACAAGGGCTTTCAGTTGAGCCAATGTATAAGCGGGGAATTTCCGGTTTGATTTGTATGCTGCGTCCATCTTAAACCTCGTTTTCAGTTCCAGCCTTTCAGGGCCGTTTATCTAATAACGACTATATACCTTTCATTGTGAAAGGAAAGAGAATAATGAGCAATATTGTTGCTTTCTTTCAGTGTGAAAGGTAATAAATAGTTAACAACATGCTTCTGGTAAACAATTGCAAACAATTATTCATGAACAAAATCATACTACTTACTATATGTATTCTATATTAAATAGTATATTTTTAAATAGTAGTGTTCCCCCTACTTCTCCCCCCATACTCTCCCCCCCCCTTACTCTCGCGCAAACGTGCAAACAATTATTAATTCACTTTTCCCTTTATAATCGCTTGTAATTAACCCGAATTATCGCTTTTAAAGGGAAATCAATTATTTTGCGTGAAACAGTCGCGTGAAACTTATTATCTGCTTAACAGTAGTGTTGTGCAGATGAAACGGATGTTATAAAATAACATGCTTGATGCTGGTCTCGTGTAATGTTATATTGTTTCATGGTAACAACTTATTGAGATTAAATCTTGCCCTTCCCTGACGATTACAAATCTCCTGGCCGTCCCCCAAGCGTCTGGGCGGGCCAAGCAGACGTTTCTGAGCGACTTTTGGACAAATACACCCCCGACGAGATAATCGCGCTGGCGGGCGATACAAAGCGAATGAGCAAGGAGCTTTCCAGCTTTCAAGCAATAATCCTGATCCAACTCGCCAACGCCCTCTCCGCCCGAGACAACAACGACAATGCGCTAGAGCGTGAACGCTTGCTTGATCGTGTTGTGGGGAAGCCTGTTTCTCGTACTGAGCTGACCGGCAAGAACGGTGCGCCGCTTCAGATCAATGTTATAACTGGCGTTAATGCTGTTGATGCCGAGTTTGTTGAGGTTGTTACGGATGCAATCGAGGATCAGCGCGAACCGTCTTCAAGCCTGGATGAAACAAGACATCAAACGCCTAAGACTAAGAACAAGCATGTTCCGCCTGACGGGTGGGAAGCTAGAGCCGATGCAGCGCAGGCAAAGCTTGAGGTTCGTCGTGCTTATAAGCGAGAGTATCATCGCAAGCGTAGAGCTAGGCTTAATACGGATAAACTTAATACTGATAATACGGATGGTCAGAGTATGGCTGATACTAAACCTGATGACTTACCTAAAAACCTATAGATAAACTTCAGAATATCTTGCTTTGATAGGGGTGGGTCGTGTTTATAGGTTTGGACAATGTACTACACCCTATTCACGTATTTTGCCCAATTTACAATTTGTAATTACATAAGGAAAATTCGCATTTGTATTTTTTACTTTTTCTGTTGCCAAAAATGTAATTACAATATACAATTACACTCATGAGCAAAAAAGAAGTCTTCCAAATTAGAATTGATGCACGATTAAAAAAGGCTGCTTTGGCTGAAGCAGATCGTCGTGGCGTCTCTTTGGCTGAACTTGTGCGTGATTTTCTTAAGGAGATAGCTAAGTGCAAAAAGTAATTACTGAAGATCAAAAAATAAAAAGGAGAGCAGCTGTTGCTAAGTGGAGAAAAAATAATCCAGAGGCAGATAAAGCAGCAACAAAAGCTTGGAGAGAAAGAAACCCTGATAAAGTTGCGGGTCAGAGAAGCCGATACAGAAAGAAACATCCAGAGAAAAAGATTTTAATAGCAGCGTGGCACAAAGCCAATCCTAATAAGATAAAGAAAATTATGAGAAAATATTATGATAATAACTACGAGAAAGTTTATGCGAGATGTCGAACACGACAAGCAAATGTAAGAGGTGCTGCTGGTAAATTCTGTGACAAAGATATTAAGATAATTTTAGAACGGCAGAAATATAAATGTGCCGAATGTAAAACATCCATTAAAGATTACTATGAGGTAGATCATGTAATGCCAATTGCTCTTGGTGGCAGTAACTGGCCAAAGAATTTGCAATGTTTATGCAGAAAATGTAATAATCGTAAAAGAGCCAAACACCCCATAGACTGGGCGCAAGAGAACGGTAGATTGCTATGACCAATATCAACCTTAATTACACGCCGAGGAAATGGCAGGCGAAGTGTCATGCTAATCCTGCGCGTTTCCGCGTATTTGCGCTACATCGTCGAGCAGGAAAAACGGTTATGGCTACGATGGAATTGATTGATGCTGCGTTGAAATGCAAGCTTGATCTTGCGCTGTTTGTTTTTATTGCGCCGTTTTTATCACAGGCGAAAAACATTGCGTGGGGAATGATTAAATTTCGCTTGATGGAACTGATTAAACTTGAAGCCGTTCACGTTAATGAGGCCGAGCTAACGATTACGTTTAAGAATAACGGGGCGAAGTTAAAACTTTTTGGGGCTGACAACCCAGATTCGCTTCGTGGCGTGCGCTTGGATGGGGTTGTGCTAGATGAAGTCGCGCAAATGAAGCCCGTTGTGTGGGACGATATTATTCAGCCTGCGTTATCCGACCGGAAAGGGTGGGCTATCTTTATCGGCACGCCATCGGGCGTGAATATGTTTAGCGAAAAGTTTTTTAAGGCCAAGGAATTGCCTGATTGGAGTAGCGATTTATTTACGGTTTATGATACAGACGCGATGGATAAGGACGAGGTCGAGCGGTTAAAGCGTGATTCTTCAACAACATCTTTTGCGCGTGAGTATCTTTGTGATTTTAGTGCTGCTGGTGAGGATCAATTAATATCGTTGGATGAAGTTGATGTTGCGTCGAAGCGCATTTTGAAGGTTGGGGAGTGTGATTATGCTCCAAGGATTATCGGAGTTGACCCAGCCCGTTTTGGGGACGACGCGAGTGTGATAATGAAGCGTCAGGGGTTCCAGTGTTTCGATCCTATTGCTTTTCAGGGTATGGATAATATGGAATTGGCGAATCAGGTTATTTATCATATTAATGAGTGGCAGCCCGATGCTGTTTTTGTAGATGCTGGCAACGGTTCCGGTGTGATTGATCGGATTAGGCAGTTGGGGCATGAGGTGATCGAGGTTCCGTTTGGCGGGAAGTCCGGAGATCCTAAGTTCAAGAATAAGCGTATAGAAATGTACTGTAATTTAAAGGATTGGCTCAAAGAAGGCGGGGCGATCCCAAACCATATGAGATTGAAGCAGGATTTGGCGACGCCAAGATACTGGTTTGAGGCAGGAAGTGGCAAAATGGTTCTTGAGCCAAAAGATGATATTAAATCACGCGGTCTTCCCTCTTCGGATTATTCGGATGCGCTTTGTCTTACATTCGCCCATCCTGTTTCTATAAAGAATAAGGGACGAGTATTTGGCAAGAGCAAGAACACGTTTACGAATGATTATAACCCTCTTGACGATAAATATATTTTAGTTAGTTGACATACCAATAATACTAATGTTATAAATCATATCATGAAAATACGTTGCTCATTCACATTGTCGCCGGAAGCTTATGCTATTTTGAAAAAACTGGCGAAGTCCGGCATTAAGTTGTCAACAGTTATTGAGCAGTTATTGATGGAGAAGAAAAAATGAAAAATAATGCTTATGATAAACTTTCTATCTTTTATAGAATGCAATTATTATGGGCAAGAATTAGACAAGAAACACATTTTACAGAATGTGAAAAGAAGATGTGGGTTGTGAAATTTTTTGACTGGTTATCTGAAAGGTGAAGGAATGAAAGTCATTGGATTGGAGAGATGCATTCATTTTGGTTCTATTGACAGGTTAATTGAGAATGATCCTACGCTTGCTATGAAGACGGCTGATGGGGTTAATTTTTTTTATTGTCGAGTGGATTGTGAATGTGAGGAATGTAGGGCGGCTAATGCGAGAGAAGAAGAAATTAAACTGCTTGAAAGGAAAAAACCATGAAATACGTTTTACTGTTTTGTTTATTGAGCATTCCTGCATTTGCGCAGGATAAAAATGATAACGATTATGTATCGGGCTATACACAAGGTTATATTGGGGCGGCTGATCCGGAGCGAGATGGAACACTGTATGGTTCTGGTTATGATGATGGGGTACGGGCTATGCATCGCGAACAAAAAAGCGATCAGGGTTTAACCACCTATGATCCCCAGCCGCATTATAATTCTTTTCCTGAATATAATCCTTTACCTGATTACATGAGATGAAAACGACAAAATACCATGTTCTTAAAAGGCTTCCTCCAAGGATGGCTCCGAAGCCGAATGTATATTTATACTTTGGCAAAGATGTGGACAAGATGACTGAGCGACAACTAAGGACAGCCTTCAAGCGCTTGATGGACTACGCGGTGAGAAGTTATTGTGGAAAATAAACCAGTCATAATCCCCGCCAACGATCTTCCCACATCTAACATGAAGCTTCGCATGTCGTCTGCTAATGGCATGTTGACGCTTGAGTTTGAGAAATCCGTTTCGTATCTGCAATTCAATAGCGTCGATGCGAAACGGCTCGTGAATGGAATGATTGCTCAGATAAATGCGATGGAGTCGAATTGAATGTTCATTCTCCCAACAATGTCGCGTCCCGATAACGTGCGCGAGATATTGGGGCGGATAAAGGCGAGTGGGTGTACGTCGAAGGGAATTGTATTTTTCGATGGTCAATATGACATGAGTTTGAATAACTGTGTTTTTCCTGAAGGATGGGTTTCTTTTTTGGGTGATAGAAACTATGGCTGCATTGGTGCATTAAATAAAGTTTTTGAGATGTTTCCGAACGAACCTTGGTATGGATTTCTTGCCGATGATGAATTTCTATTAGAGGGTAATCCTGACGACATCGTGAAGGCTGCTGGATCGTGGGATATTGCACACGGATGGGATGATTTGCATAAGGGCGCGAGATTGCAGGGTTATGTAGTTTTTGGCGGTGAACTGGTTCGCGCTGTTGGGTATTTGGGCGTTAAAGAATGTTTTCATAATTTTGGGTTTGATTCTGCATGGGAATGGCTTTGTTCTCCCTACACAGTATTGGGGGGATGCAACGCAGCTAAAATATATTTGGTTGATAGAGTCCGCATAGAGCATCGTCATGCTGGTTGGGGAAAATCTAAGAATGATGAATGCTACCAGAAGGGATTTTCAACATTTGAGGATGATCGCAAGAGATTTGTCGATTGGCAGAATGGGGATATGAGGAAAGCGGCGGAGAGGATAAAAAATGCAAGAAAATCCTAGAGAAAGATTCCCTGTTTGGGAGAAACAAACTCATAAAGAATTTATTTCTCAGTGTGTAGAATGGCATAAGAAAAATACACCTGAAGGGGATTTAAAAGATTCGATGAATTACCCAAAGCCAAAGCAACCGTTATTCATGCCCGTGGACAATATGCGCGGTTGAAGGAAATTTTTAAGGATCAGTTACAGGAATTTATTAGAGACACAGCTAAACTTTAGTACAATATCTAAAATCTATTGAGTTTGTTAAACTACCACCCAAATTAACTTTTTGCGTGGGAATTTCTATGGGCTTTGGCGGATCAACCCCCTCTTATACCCCTCCGCCAGCGGCTCCACCTATCGCCGCACCTGCGACCGTTGCGACATCATCTATGGCGTCTGCTCAGCAAAAACAACTCAATGCAACTGAAGCCGCAGCACAAGATGTTGGTACGTCAGGGGGCGCTCAGGGTGTGTCACCTCAGAGCGTAACTACGGGGAAATCTACGCTCGGAGGCGTTCAGTGAGATGGAATTAGTTGATTCCATCAGTCACTATATAAAAAGCTCGCCCTTACTCTTGGCGCAGCAAGCCCCTACGCAAGGCAAAAAACCTAATTTTATGCCTGAAGATGTTTGGGTTTCGACTTACGACCATCTGTCAGCCAAACTAAACTCTCTTTATGCATGGCGACAAACTTGGTGGAGTACGAACTGGAATGATATTGCTAGGTATATAGCACCGAGGCGTTCTCTTTTTCTCACGCAAGGTTCTGGCGGTCTTCCCACGCCCAATTCCATGATGCGCGGCATTCCGATTAATAATCAAATTGTTGATCCTGCTGCAACATTAGCTTTGCGGTATTGCGCTGGTGGTATGGCTTCAAACTTGGCAGGGCCACAACGTCCTTGGTTTAAGGTTATTCCACTGATGCAGGGTGTTGAACTTGATGATAATGCGCGGCAATGGATTGAGAATACCGAAAACCGTATTTATGGCGTTCTTTCAATTTCAAATTTTTATAATCAATTCGTTCAGGAATGCGAAGATATTGCTTCGTATGGCACATCCCCTGCAATTATTTATGAGGATGAAGAAAATGTTATTCGTGTGCATGTTCCTTGTGTTGGCGAATATTATCTTGATGTGGATGCCTCCAACCGAGTGATCGGACTTTATCGTTTAGTCTTGATGACAGTTGAACAGCAAGTCGATTTCTTTGGAATTGATAATGTTTCAGAGGCTGTTGCGAAATTATGGAATGGTAAGGGCGCGGGATTACAAAACGAAAGTATTATTGCCCATGCGATTGAGCCTAATTATGCGGTTGGACAAAACAAAGATTGGAAATTGCCCGGTGGATTTCCGTGGCGCGAAGTTTACTGGTATTACGGTGAGGCTAACAAACAGCCACTAGCAACTCGTGGATATTGGGACAAGCCCTTCAATGCTTCGCGTTGGGCGACACAGGGCAACGATGCCTACGGTCGCTCGCAGGGTATGGATGTATTGCCGGATGTTAAGCAGTTGCAAGTGATGACACGACGTATGGCCGAGGCTATTGAAAAAATGGTAAGGCCACCGCTTATTGCCGATGAAAAGCTGAAAAATCAACCTGCTTCTGGGCTTCCTGGCCATGTGACGTTTATGCCGGGGCTTGATGCTCATAATGGAATGCGCTCGATTTATAACGTGAATCCTGATGTAAATGCGCTAGCTCAGAATATAGAAAAAATTACTGATCGTATTAATAAAGGATTTTTCAAAGATATTTTCATGGCGATCTCTGATCTTAAAGGCGATCAAAGAAGTGCTACTGAGATAAACGCCCGTAGAAGTGAAGCAATGCAAGTAATGGGGCCGGTTGTTGAGAATCTTATTACTGAAAATCTTCGTCCAAAATTAAAGCGTATTTTTTCGATTATGCAGCGCAAGAAACTGATTGATCCGATGCCGAAGTCGCTTCAAGGTTTGCCTATCGGGTTCAGCTTTGTAAGCACGTTGGCCTTAGCTCAGAAGAGCGCATCAATTGGAAGCATGGAACAAATGATTTCCATCATTTCTAATCTTATTCCTTCCTTTCAAGAAGCTAAGGACAAGGTGAATATAGATATTCTAATCGACGAAATGGGCGAAATGCTTGGTACGCCTCCGACTATATTGTTCGATGCCGACCATGTTGCCAAGGTTCGGGCCGGTCGTGCACAAGTTCAGCAACAACAAATGCAGCAACAGCAATTGCATAATGCCGCTAGTACGGCAGAGACTGCTAGTAATGCGGCCCAGAATTTGTCTGCAACCCAGATTGGCGGGGGCGCGTCGGCACTTTCTGCGTTAATCGGGAATAAGCAATAAAGAATTCATAAAGAAATAGTCTTGACCACTACCAGTTGTGTTGATATACCTTGGTCTATCAATTGGCGGTATGTTCTCATGAAAATCAAGGTAGACCAGAACGTCCAGCGTACGCAGGTCATAGTAGCCGTGGAGCTTTTGGAGGCTTTGAATCAGGCGTCCGGAGGTTGCGAACAAATGACTTTTCAACGCCGCGATCCGCGTTTTTTGCTCATGCGGGATGGACTGGAAGCTTTAAAGCAATTCTGTATTGCGACGTTACCGAAGAGTATTCGGAAGGGCGAGAGAGAAAAGAAAGTGATACTTGTAAAATGAACCCACTCCTCAAATACATCCTCAAAAAAACCGGAATTTACCAGTCCATCTGGAATGAATTTTGCGATAAATACCCAGTTAGAATAAATGCTGAAACTCCCGAATTAAAGAAATTTATGGAAGAGAACAATAAAGCTTTCATGGATATGATGATTTACGGTTTTGGTTGCGTACAGCATGTAGACCCAAGAATAATAAACCCGAACATAAAAGATGTGGTGCGGCATTGAGTGGAATGAATTCGCATGAGAGTATGGAACGCATAGACCAGGGATTATTAAGAGCCGCATCTTGTTGCAGAGAACTATGCGTAATGACGAAAATAAACTCATGGGTTGATTTGTCTCGTCAATTATTGCTTATGAGAAAAAAGGCTAAGGTTATGTACGAAGGCGCTCCCTTATCTGAAGTTCAGGTTCAGGTAATGGTCACAAATTTGGAGATAGCCCAGATCGCAGCCGGTAGATTGAGGGAGATGCATGGTTAATCGTCGCATTAAAATTGGTAAATTAACTGATAGGGCAAACTGGAACTTTCTTCCCGGACAGATGAATCGTTTGCGTCGTGATGAATACTCACTAAGTATGCTTACAACGCAAGATGTGATTAGGGGTATTCAGCGTAAAAATGCGATAGATAGGGCCGTTGGTAGAATTATTAAAAATTGGATTGTTGCTCAAATCAAAGAATATAAAACCAAATACGGAAAAGAAGGAGATAATTTTTGGGTTATGGAAAATTTCTGGTTCCGTAGGTTGGTTCAGGATGAGTTTCGCAAGATTATGAGTGCTTCATAATGGCTGACACAATCGACAACGAAATTGCATATGACGAGCAGGCACAAGCATTCGATGCGAATGATCCGGATGCTATTCAAGCTGCTGAAAAAAACAATGCTCGGTTGAAAGCCAAAAAACTTCGTGTAGTTGAGGCCATTATGTCGAATGAAGATGGTCGCGCTTGGATGTTTGATGTTCTTGGTAATAATTGTCATGTTTTTTCTGATAACCCAATGAGGGACACGCCGGAGCGCAATGCAAGGTTTGAGGGCGAACGTGCTGTGGGGTTAAGGCTTCTCGAAGAAATTATGATTGCTGCACCAGAGATGTTCTGGAAAATGCGTATCGAACATTTAGAAAGGGATCGCAATGCCTCACAATGAATTTGAATTGAGGCCACGCGAGATTGAGATTCTCAATCTTGTGTCCGAAGGAAATTCATATAAGCATGTTGCTCGTATTCTTGATTTATCTCTTCCAACAATAAAAGTTTATATCGGACGCGCTAAGGAAAAAATGGGAGCTAAAAGTATTTGTCATGCGATAGCATTGTGGGTCAGCGAGACGGAAGAATAGTACACCTAAGAATACTTATACTTTAGTCCAATATCTAATTCTAAGAAATTCAAATAATATGATGCCACTGTTGTACTCAGTGGAAATAATATGGCCGACGAAGCAATTGTAGCAGCTGCCGCCCCAACACCCGTAGTTGAGGCCGCTCCTATTGCGCCAATCGTTGAAGCTGCTCCCGCAGTTGCCCCTGTTGTCGAAGCCCCCGCCGCTCCTGTAGTTGAAGCTGCACCAGTTGTTGAGGCTCCTATTGAAGCAGCCAAGCCACTCTTGGCTCCCGAAGAAGCCAAACCAGCCGATGCGCCAATTGCCGAAGCGCCTAAAGTTGAAGCTGAACCAGTTCCTCTGCCAGTTTATGAATTTAAGCTGCCAGAAGGCGCACAGGTTGATAATCCTATTTTCAAGTCATTCCAGTCAAAACTGGGCGAATTCCAGAATCTTTCCAAAACCGAGCAAGTTGCTGTGCAAAAGTTCGGTCAGGAAATGATCGACATGCATCTTGAGGATGTTAAGGCAGTTGTTGAGAACGCCAACAAATCAGCTTGGGATTGGTTCAATAATCGCAACAAAGAATGGCTCGAAAATGCCAAAAAAGACCCAAAAATCGGCGGCGAAAACTGGGATCAAACTATCAACTCGGCCTCGCAAGCCATATCACTCTACGGTGGCACAAAAGCTGAGCAACTCGAAACAGCCAAGCTTTTGCAAGAAACTGGTGTCGAAAATCATCCCGCAATTCTTCGCTTCTTGGCGAACATCACTCGGACGGCTGCTAAAGAGGGCACGCCGGTAGTATCTCAACCCGCACCCGCGCAGAAGCAAGGAATCGCCCAGGCTATGTACGGGAGCACAAGCAAGTAATCTTTAACAGGAGAATAAAATGACTTTATTCAACAATAGCGTGCCCAACCTTCAAGATTGGGCGATGATGGCAAGTCCCGATGGCACTATCGGTTACATCGTCAATTTGATGGCGCAATGTAACAACGTGGTCGAGGACGCGATTGCCAAGCCAGGCAACCTCCCGATGGGCCACGAATGTTCGGTTGTTGCTGGTTTGCCGCAACCTTCATGGAAAGCCAATAACCAGGGTATCGCAGCTACGAAACCGCTCTTTGGTAAAGTCAAATTCTCCATCGGCATCTTGCGCGATTACGGCATGGTCGATAAGGACGAAGCTGAATTGAACGGGGAAGTAGCCCAGTTCCGTTTACAGCAAGCCAAGACCCATATTCAGGGTATGGCGCAAAAAGTTGCAAACTCGATCTACTACGCGAACGAAGCAACGCTTCCTTCTTCGACGACTGGCTTGACGCTGTATTACAACTCGCTGGAAACTGCGACTGCAATGACGGCATCGAATGTCATCAATGCTGGTGGCACTGGTAGCTCGAACGCTACGTTGTGGCTCCAAGGCTGGAGTGATGAAGGTGGTACGGCGCTGTTGTTCCCCAAGGGATCGGCTGCTGGTCTTATTCATGAAGACAAGGGCGACATCGTTCCTCTGTATGACGTTAATGGCCTTCGTTATGAAGGTTATACGGATGTGTTCACTTGGAAGCTTGGCGTTGCGGTTGACAACTGGCAGTTCAATGTTCGTGTCTGCAATATTGACACGACTACATCGGCTGGTGGTCTGCTTTCGACCACGCCTCCTGATTTGTTCGCCCTGATGAGTGCGGCAATCAATCTGGTTCCGCATACGACTCCTCGCGCTTCCGGCATCGTGAAAACTGATGATCCTAATGGCAACATTGGTCACAAGTTTGCATGGTACTCTAACCGTACCGTGAAGACAGCGATGGAAATTCAGGCAATCCGCAACAAGAATGTTCTGATGTCGCCGGTTGAGTTTGCCGGTGCTCCGGTTCTGAATTGGAGAGGCGTCCCAATACGATTAAATGACCAGCTTACCAACACCGAAACGGTTGTTTCGTAAACAATAAAAAGGAGTTACCTCTATGGCATATATCGAGAATTCCAGCGGCTCGACGCTCTCTTCGGCCCAGGCGATCACAACCTCAGTAGCATCCACGAACATCTTTGATGTGACGGGGTTTGGTTCTGGGAATACCCCTAACATTATTGGTGCGCAGGGGCTTAGTACGGCCCTTGGTATTGATATTGGTACGGGTCAGACCGTAGCCCATCCAGGCGTATTGTTTACTGTGACCACGGCTGGTACGGGATCGGGAACGATTTCTTTTGCAATCGAAGCTGCTCCAGATAATGGCAGCTATAACCCAGGCACTTATACGCTTTTGACGCAGAGCCAAGCTTTTGTTGGTACGGCTCTCACAAAGGGTTTGCAGGTTTACTTGCCAGTTCCTCCTGTACCGTCGAACTATTCTGGTTTGCCGCGCTTCTACGAAGCTTATTACACTGTTACTAATACGGCGACTGTTTCGGTTACAGCGGAATTCATGCTGAATCCTCCGAGTGTTACCTCTGTCCAGCAGTATGGCAACAACTTTACCAGTGCTTACTAAGGGGTCTTGAATGTCTAATCTTTTTACGTTTCCTCCGCAGAAAACGTCGAAGCTGAATGTTCCTGATGACGAACCAATTTATCGTGTCACAGGCAAAGGTTTCTTCGATGGTGCGTCTTTGCTTCCAGAGTTTGATGATCTTGGTCGCCCGACGCTGATTGCTTTTGATGGGGAACCCAATTTCAATCTTTTGCCAATGAATGAACTGGCTTTGAAGGCAGTTGAGAAGTGGCTGGAGAAATTGAATGACGGTAAAGCGATGACGGAGAAAATGGAAGATTACTCTAAAGAGGGCGGTGCGCGTAGTGGCGTGATGACTCAGGATATTGAGATTCGTGCCTATATGAAGCGCATTGCTTCGAGCGAAAGGTTCGATCCCAAGCGTGTTGAGCCTGCTATTCTTTCTCATAAAGTTAATAAGGCAACTGCTCGTGTTATTGAACAGACGCAGATTGACACGCCGGAAATCAAGAATGTTGGATCTAAGAAACGCGACCAAACTGCTATGGTGAACGAGCGTGGCTGATAAGAAGAAGAAATGGATTGAAAGTCTTGATAAGGGTGGCTTGCATCGCTCTTTGGGCATTCCTGAAGGACAGGATATTCCAGAAGAAAAAGTTCGCGGTGCACTTAAATCAAAAGACAAGAAAGAACGCAAACAGGCTCAAGCAGCTTTAGTTCTAGAGAAATTTCATCCTGCTGCTAAAAAGAGAAGCGGCGCAGAGCTTTTGTATGGAGCTAAAAAATGAGCAAACAAGCTGAGAAAATGTACGGCAACTCACCAAAGCTCGAACGAGATGAGAAGAGTGGTGATATGGCTGTAAAACGCAAGGAAAAGCCCGAAGAAAAAGCTGAAGGCGAAGATCAAGGATCTGCTGAGGGTGGTATTCCCGTAACTGCGCGTCATGCGATGGATCGTACAGAAATGCACATGAAACATGCGCGTGAACATATGATGCATGATGCAGGTAAACACGGCGATAAAAAAGAAATGCATGGTCGCCATGAGGAAGAAATGAAGATGATGCACAAGCGTCATGAAAAAGAACTTGGAACTAAAGAAAAAACGCCTGAGATGGGTAAAGATTAAGCCTATCTTCGCAAACATCAGAGTGGAGTATAAATTATGACGACACCCGTACCTGTAGCTTTTTCCTCGCCTATTAGTGGCAATTTAATGCTTCGCGCCTTTGGGGTGGCTGGCAATAGTCAACCAAGTGGTGAGGATTTTCTGGTTACTGCTGCACAAATCGCAGCTTTATCTGGCTCTAATCCGAGCGCACCTATTGCGGTTGGCGCTTCGGCAACTGCTGTTATTGGCAAAACATATTTGCTTAATACGGCTTCGGGTTCAGTTCTGACTCTTCCTGCTGCTACTGGAACGGGCGGTACTATCAAGATTTTCGTCACGACGACTACAACGAGCGGTGCGCATAAAGTTCTGGCTAATTCGACTGCCGACTTTCTGAATGGCAATGTTACCGGCCAACATAGCAATACGCCTCTGCAATTTTCTGCCGCTGCTTCAACTGCTCACGCGCTGCAAATGCCCTTTACTGGTTCGCAGCCGAGCGGTGGGTTTATTGGCGACTGGTTCGAGTATCAGGATGTTGCCACAAATCTGTGGGAAGTTAATGGCATGTATCAGGCTGGAACCACTCCGACTACACCATTTAGTGCAACCAATACCTAATAGGGTAATGTGATGAAGTCGTTTCCGCAAATGACCGACATGAAGTCAGAAAAACCACCAGATCCTATGGGTTTGGTTGGGCCAACAGAAGGCGTGGATTACGACTACGGTCTTTGTGGTTCTTTCAACAAAGAATCTCTCGATAAACTTAAGCTTGATAGCGATGTGCATGTTGGGGATTACTTGGAAATTCATTCGTTCGCCAAAGTGACTGGCGTACACATGAAGGCTGGTTCGGACGAGATAGATCGCGTGGATTTTTGTATGTGCCACATAAGCTGCGACGATGAATCAGATGAAGATGAGGCATCATAGCCTCTAATATGGGGGTTATTAGATGCCTAATCAAATAGACATTTCAAATCGTGCCCTTGCAGCAGCCGGTGCTCGTGAGCAAATTATATCTTTTAATGAAAATTCTGAATCCTCCATACAATGCAACTTGCTCTTTCAGCCAACTTTTGAAGAATTAGCGCGAAAAGCATTATGGAACTGCCTTCGTCTACAGACTGGCCTTACTCTCCTAAAGGCCGCGCAAGGAACGCCTGAAAATCAAACTGGCACGATACTACCCATACCGCCTCAACCGTGGCTGTATGAATATCTACTGCCGACTGATTGCCTCTATGTACGTTATCTGCGTCCGTTAATCACGCAGGGCGCAACTCCTGTTCCTATCTTTCCGTTTCCAAGTTCTGTTTGCCCGACTCGCCCTCCTTATGGTCAGATAGATTTCGCTGTTGCAACGGATTATGTCTCCAATTCGCTTACGAAAGTTATTCTTACAAATCTTTCTATGGCGCAAATTGTTTATACGCAGAATAATCCAAATCCCGATTTTTGGGATTCTGATTTTCAGGCTGCTATGGTTGCTTCATTGGCAGCTTATCTTATACCGCCACTTAATTTGAACATGAACTTGCTGGCCAAGCAAACCCAGATTGCTGAAAATATTGTAGCAACGGCGCAGTCGAGGGATGCGAATGAAGGGGTTACGACTCAAGATAGGACTCCTGATTGGATTCGTGCGAGAGGTGCTGGCAATGAAATTGATTATGTAGGGGAGTGGGACACGCAATCATGGGGTGGTTGGTAATCCATGAGTTTTCCCTTTTTCCAAAACTCTTTCATTGCCGGTGAACTTTCTCCAGCCGTTTATGGCCGTACCGATATGGCGAAATTTCATCTTGGTGCTACAACCATGCGAAATTTCTTTGTTGGGTATCGAGGCGGCGCTTATTCGCGTCCCGGTCTTGCTTATGCTTGTATTTGTAAGCAATCAGGATCTGCTGCTCCTCCGCGTGATATTACTTTTCAGTTTAATAACTATCAGGGTTTTGCGCTTGAATTTGGTGACAATTATATGCGCGTTAAGTCGAACGGCGCGTATGTCACAGAATCCGCGCAGAACGTAACTGGAATAACGACCGCGAACCCAGGCGTTATTACGATTGATGGGCATGGTTGGTCAAATGGGGATTGGGTTTTTGGGGAAAATATTGGTGGCATTCCGGCATTGAACGGCCTGACATGGATTGTCCAAAATGTCACAACGAATACATTCACTTTAACTGATTTATTCGGAAATGTCGTCAATACGACAAATTGGGGAACTTATACATCTGGAGGTACTTTTGCGCGGATTTATACGCTTGCAACGCCCTACGCTGCGGTTGATTTGCCATATCTGAAATTCGTTCAGTCTGCGGATACGATGACGCTTGATTGCGTTAACCCAAATACGCTGACTGGTTTGTCTCCCGTTGAATATCCTTCTTATAATTTGGTTCGCACGGGGGCGGCAAGTTATACGCTGACAGAAATATCGTATGCATCCTCGATTTCTGCGCCGACGAGTTGCGCCGCGACTGGAACAAATTCAACAACGATTGATACGCATTATCATTATGTGGTCACAGCAATAGATGATACTGGTTCGGAAAGTATTGCGTCTAATATTGCCTATGTTGCAAATAATGATATTTCAATAAATGCGGGAACGAACACCATAACATGGAGTCCTGTTGCTGGCGCAGCCTATTATAATGTTTATAAAGCTACGCCATTTTATGTAGCTAGTGGGCCGGATGTTTTGCCTGTTGGCGTTCCTTATGGCTATATCGGTGATGCTTTTGGAACAAGCTTTGTCGATACCAATATCACGGCTGATTTTACACAAATTCCCCCTACACATCAAAATCCTTTTGCGCGTGGACAAATTACTGATGTGAATGTGGTTAGCCCCTCAAGTAGTCTTACCGCAGTTTCTTATACGATAAACACATCTACTGGATCAGGTTTTATGGGGACACCAATTTTATTAAATGGTGGATTAAATGGATTTTATATTCAGGACGGAGGGGAGAATTATGCCCCAGGTGATACAATTTCATTCACAGGTACTGGAGGCTCGAATCCTACGGGGACTCTTACTATAGGGCCACAAACCGGAACCTATCCTGCCGTTCCTTCGTATCTTTTTCAACGTGCAGTTCAAGCTAATACTCTTAATCAGCCAGATGATTATTTTATGAGTCAACCTGGTCGGTATCTCAATATGGATTCGTCCATTCCTATTACGGATGGTGATGCGATCATTGGAAATCCTTGGTCGCAACAGATTAACGGCATCCAGTTTATTCAGCCGATGTTAAGCGCGGCGGTTGTATTCACAGGCGGTGGCACATGGTTACTAGCAGGTGGCGGTGGTGTCGGAACACCGTTCACGCCGACAAGCCAACAAGCAACCCCGCAGGAATATAACGGATGTTCTTCGATTGTGCCGCCAATTCCAGTGAACAGCGAGATTTTATATATTCAGTCTCTTGGCAGCGTGGTCAGGGATCTATCGTATAATTATTTCACGCAAAGATGCACAAGCACAGATGTGACTGTTCTTTCATCGCATTTGTTTAATAATTATCAGATTACACAATGGGCTTATGCTCAAAATCCGTACTATTTATTCTGGTGTGTCCGTAATGATGGAACGGCATTATCATTCACGTTCATCAAGGAGCAGGAAGTTCAAGGATGGGCTAGAAGTGATACGAACGGATTGTTTGTGGGGGTTTGCTCTGTTACAGAACCTCCCGTTAATGCTGTTTATTGGATCGTGAAGCGTTTTTTAAATGGCAACTGGTATTATGTGTCCGAACGGTTTGATAATCGCTTATGGAATACTGTTGAAGATAGTTTTTGTGTTGATGCTGGATTATCTTATCCACAACCAGCGCCAAATGCCACTCTAACGCCATCTGCTGCGACTGGCACGATTACGTTGACTGCCAGTGCTGCGGTATTCACGAGTGCAAATGTAGGCGATGTTGTGCGTGTTGGCGGCGGTATTATGGATGTGACGGCTTATGTGTCCACCACGGTATTGACGGCTGTTGTGCGTGGGAATCAGGAAATTACGGCAACTGTTCCGAATGATCCTAACAACACTCCAATTCCGCAAGCTGCTGGTCAATGGACAATCACGACACCAGTGACGGTTGTTACTGGGTTAAATCATTTAATTGGTTTAGAGGTTGCTATCTTGGCAGACGGCGGTGTGGTTAATAATCAAACTGTTGTGGCGTTTTCTAATGGCACTGTCGGCATTACATTGCCACAGCCAGCATCGTCAATCACGATTGGATTACCGTTCTTACCGCAATTGCAGTCAATGTATCTTGATCCGCAGATGCAGGGAACGGCACAGACGAAACGCATGAGCATTAATGCTATGGCGGTTCGTGTTGAGAACACTCGCGGTATTAGTTGTGGAACGAATCAGCCAGATCAATCAACTACACCAGGCGGCGGGAATCCTGTGTGGTCAAATATGACAGAGTTGAAGATGCGAAATTCAACAATCTTTGCAGGACAACCAATACCGCTGGAGAGTGATGATTTCTATCTTCCTGTTAATGGTGGGTGGAACGAACATGGTCAGGTTTGCATTCAACAATCTTACCCATTGCCGGCCAATATATCGGCAATTGTCTCGTACTTTCAATTAGGTGATTCTAGCGGGTGAACGATAGGGATGTTGTATCTTGCATCAACAGATGATAATCTTCGCGTTCAAACAACGTGGAGCGGTGTCATGTCTAAAAAACGTAATGGCGTAATGGTTAATCTTGAATGTTCTGGCTGCAAGAAAATTTTCACAAAAATTGCATGTGATGTAAGACCAGAACAGAAGTATTTTTATTGCAGTAGAGATTGTATGGTGAAGCCAAAAGAAGAAAAACTTATTGGGAGAAGGGCAAATAATAAAAAATATAGAGAGAATAATCATGATCGGGTTGTGGAAAATCAACGCAGGTGGCGTAACGAAAACCCAGATAGAATAAAGGCCATGAAGAGGGCTGATTGGGTAAAACATCGTGATAAATATATTGCCAAACAAAAAGCATATACTCAACTTAACAGGGAAATAATATGCAAAAAACAGGCGGCATATTATTTGAAGAACAGGGATCTAATTAACAAAAAAGCATGTGAATGGCAGAAAAATAACCCAGAAAAGGTTATTGCTCGTCGTGAAAAGTTTAGGCTTGAAAATAGGACATCTCTAATGTTGGCAAGAAGTAAGGTATCCGCAAGGATGCGCAAGGTAAAATTCGATCTAACGCATGATTGGTTTCGCGTTCGCCTCGATGCCGGAGTTTGTGAACTTTCTGGTGTCCAGTTCGATATGGTTGGCAAGAGAACGCCAAATTCACCTTCTGTAGACAGAATAAAACCTAAAGGCGATTACACGATGGATAATTGCCGTATAATTCTTTGGTCTATCAATCATGCTTTGCGTGATTGGGGCCAAGACTATCTTTTTGATGTGTTTAAGAAGATTTTTGAGCGTGAACCGAAATGACCCTCAACGAACCAACAATCGTCAAAACAACCGTTGAGCATATCAGGCTTCTTTGTGCCAACATGCGTGATGACGATCTACAGGAAGCCAAGGATGATGGCATCACGCCCTTTAAAGCTTTATGGCGCAGTTATCGGAATGCTGAATTTTGCCATTCGTGCTTTATTGGCGATAGGATTATGGCAATTGGCGGCCTAGACGGCTCTGTGCTTGGTTTTGTTGGCCGTCCTTGGCTTGTGACATCTAAAGTAGCCGATGAATACCCTTTTGTTTTTGCTCTACTATATAGACGCGAGACGCATAAAATGTTAAAACAATACCGTGTGTTGGAACGGTATGTCGGCATGAAGTACGTCAAAACAATCAAGCTTATGAAGATCGTAGGTTTCAAAGAGCGTGAGGTTGTTCCGGCCAAGAGCGGAATGCTTGTACGGCTTGAGATGGAGGCGGTGGCATGAGTGTGGTTATTAGGAAGTGTACGGTTGGGGAGATTGAGGCCGCATCAAATTTCCCTGATCTTTTGGCCGAATACGCGGCAGAATTAGTGGTTGATGGTGCGCCTCCGTTCTCTGCGAAAATGGAGATGTATCATATCCTAGAGAATGCAGGAGCTTTGCAGGCTATTGGGGCTTATCTCGAAGATTTGCTTGTTGGCTTTGTGACAGTGCTGGTGTCGATTTTGCCCCATGTCGGCGTCCTTATGGCAGTTACGGAAAGCCTGTTTGTCGCAAAAGAACATCGTAAAACTGGGGCTGGATTAAAACTTATCAAAGCCGCAGAGAATTGTGCACAAGAACGTGGTACAAATCGCATATTTATTAGTGCGCCTTTTGGCGGTAATCTGGCTGAGGTTTTGCCCCATGTTGGCTATGTAGAAACCAATCGTGTATTTTTTAGGAGTTTAGCAAATGTCTAATTTGGCTATTTCTGAAAATCATATTTCAACCATGAGCGAAGTGGCTATTAACAAAGTACGCCAATACGAAGCTTTGGTTCTTAGTGTTCCGCAGACTAAGATCCCAACACATCACCTTCTTCATGCGGGGATGTATTCTAGAACAATTATGATACCTGCTGGTAATACACTGACTGGCGTGCTGATGAAAATTTCAACGATACTTATTCTGTCTGGCGATTTTATTCTTTTTGCTGGTGACGAAGCTGTAAAGCTAAGCGGATATAATGTTTTGGCTGGTTCGCCTAATCGTAAACAAGCTGGTATTGCCATAACCGATACATGGGCAACAATGTTATTCCCAACAAATGCTAAGACTGTTGAGGAAGCGGAGAATGAATTTACTGATGAGGGTAATATCCTCTGGTCGCGTTACGATGATGCGATAAATCATGTTACTATTACGGGGCAATAAAGATGTCTGGTGGAGCAAGTGCAACAACAGTGGCGGCGGTAGCGGGAGCTTCATTAGCTGCCGTAGGAACTGGCGTCAGTGTCATGGGGCAAATGCAACAAGCATCTGCGGCCAAAGCTGCCGCTAACTATCAGTCAGAAGTTGCAGCAGGAAATCAACAGATTGCCACGCAGAATGCGGATTATGCTGGTGCGTCAGGAGAGCAGACTGCTGCTGCTTCTGAAATGAAAACCCGCACACAAATAGGCCAGATTGAGGCGGGGGAAGCCTCGTCAGGTGTAGATATTAACAGCCCAACATCATCGGCCTTACGTTCATCGCAGGATTTAACAGGTCAGCTTGATGCGCAGACGATCCGCTCGAACGCGGCGAGACAGGCTTATGGATATGAAACGCAGGCAACAGGTTTTGAAAATACTGCATCTGCGGAAACTGCTACTGGAGAGAATGCTCAGACCGCTGGCGAAGTTGGCGCAGGCGGTTCTTTGTTGAGCGGCGTGGGCAATGAAGGACTGAATTATGCTGGTGTTATGAATAAGGCGAGTGGGCTTGATACAGGCAATTCAATTAATGAAGGATCGGCATCTAATGCCTCCCTTAACCAAACCCCAACCGGATATGTTGGTGGCGGAGGCCCATAATGGCAGCTAACGACATCCCCTATAATTCCGTTCCCACTGTCGCGCCTTCAATGGATGGCACGGGCGCAAAGCCCGTTGAAGTTCCTGCTGCTAATGCAGAAGCGTTTGGTGCTGGCATTGGTACGGCGATGGAGGGTGCTGGAGATCAAGTAAATAAACTCGCTGATAAATTTGCTCAAATATATAATCAATCTACAGCGCGGGATGCGACGACAAAAACTGCACAACAGATGGCCGATGCTGAAGCTGCGTTTCATCAGTTGAAAGGCAATGATGCTGTTAAGGGTCTAAAGCCTTTTCAGGATCAAATTAGTCAGATCGTGAAGGATAATAGTAGCGGTCTTTCTCTGAATGCTAAGTCTATGTATCAAGCAGATTCGGCTAGTCTTGTGAATAATGCCACATTCAGGGCCGGAGCGCATGTTGGCGAACAGGCTGAGAAAGCACAGACCGATTCACTGAACGCATCAATGGCTACTAATGTTAATCAGTTTTCTATGAATGCGACAAATCCAACTGGCCAATCGTATCTTAGTAAAATCCAAGATGATTCTTTAACATATGCACAGCATATGGGTGTTACTGACCCCAATGTTGCAGATCAATTGGTTTCCAAGAATTATGGGGAAGCTTTTGCTGCCGCTATCAAAACAAATATGCAGAGCAATCCTGACGCGGCGCAGAAGCTTTGGGATCAGGCGTCCAATGGCGTTATTACAAAACCTGACGGAACAACGGTTCCTTATTTAGACGCAGAGCATAGGGCGAGTATAGCTAGTGAGATGCAGGGAGAGTTTAGGCGGCAAGCGCAAAATACATTGTGGGATGCGAGCAGTCTTGCCAGCGCAGGCGATGATTATAATAAAGATGCTGTGACTAGCTCAATGCTTCGCGCTGGCTACAGTAAAGAAGACGTTGATGCTCATATTACCCATCTTGATAATGTTCAGTCTAATTTTGGCGCAGATCAGGCGCGTTATGATTTAAGCCAAGCCTATAAGAATGACGAGGCTTTAGCTAATGCTGGGAAATCCCCAGTCGGCGTTTATGATCCTGCTACAGTCCAAAAAGCATTTCGCAAAGATCCAGATAAAGCACAAGAATTTCTAAACCAAGTAAATCAGCTTCACCAAGTCGCTGGATTTGTTGGCGGGATGCCCACACGAACGCCTGCTCAAAATCAGGTGGCGTTAGATGCGTTCTCTCCTCACGGCATGTCGATTGCCGATTCCATCCACCAACAAGAATCTGGTGGTAAATCGAATGCCCCGGCCAATGGTGTATCTGTGGGTGGCTGGCAGGTCACTCCTGGTACTTTTGCACAATATGCGAAGCCAGGAGAGGACATAAATAATCCTAAGGATAATGAGGCGGTTGGTCGTCGCATTATTGATGATCTATCAACCAAGTTTAACGGCGATCCATCAAGAATCGCGGTTGGGTATTTTTCTGGTGCTGGAAATGTTGCTCCTGCCGGAAGTCCTACGCCTTGGATAAATAATACATCAGATAAGAACGGTAAAAGCGTTTCTTCTTATGTTGCTGATGTCACTGGACGCATGAGCGGTTCGCAGAACTTCGGTGAACAGTCAGATTTGTATGGCAAAATGCAGAAAGCGGCTCAGGACTATTATAAGCAACTAGGCGATGATCCTGCTGGAGTAATAACTAGCAATGATATTAAATTAAGCAGTCAATTCCAAGATGCTGTGCAGGATACCAAGAACCCGCAGAAAATGGTTGATTACGTCAATGCTGTGGCGGCTCGTCAGGAAGCGTTGCAAGTCCCAGAAGCTAATCGTTCGGTTTTGCCTGTGGCTTATGCTGCATCTATTACCAATAGCCTAATTGCCAACCCAGAATCATCTCCTACGCAGCTTGCGAAGATGGCGACTGATTATGGGAATGTCTGGCCTAAAGTTTACCAATCCCTTGTGCAACAGGGTGGTATGCCGCCTGCTTATCAAATTGTGCAGCAATTGGGTTCAGACCCGACTACGGATAAATACGGCACGATGTTTGCTCGTTATCTCGGCTCTGATGAAACGAAAGGCAAGACCGATGAAGTATTAATGGGCGGGGCTGCGCCATTGAAAGAATTAAACGAGGCTGTTGCCGGTAATTCAGATGTTAAGAGTTTAACATTATCTCTTGCGCGAAGCGGAGCATCTCCCACACAGGTTGCGGGAACTGTAGGGAGTGTGCAGAAACTTGCTATGGCTATTCATTTCTACGATCCTTCTGATAGCAATCCTGCTGCAACGGCGATTAAGGCTATGACTTCAAAATATGCCTATTTGCCTGATGGTGGTGCGCGAGTTCCGATTGATAAATTAGACTCAATATCCAGCAATGCACAGACTAAACTTGATAATATAGAAAACATAATGTCACCTGCGCAATTTGTTTCAAATACTTATGCAAACCGTCAGCAGTATATTGATGATGTAAAATCTTCACCGTCATGGGTTACGCGAGGTGCAGATAGTAAAATCTATCTATACGATCATTTTGGCCGTGCTGTTGAAGGGTTGGATGGTAAACAAATATCCGTTGGATTTGATGATCCTGTGATTCGTTCTACAAAAGCAACGCCTCCAGAGCTTACAGAACAACCTAATTCAAATGTAGGGCGTGGCGAGATTGCCGCTAAAGGCTCTCTTGCTGATGTTCTTTCCAAAACGCATCCTGTAGATGCTGTGGTTAGTAAAGCATCTTCTGTAGCTGAAAATATTTCTGCGAAAGCAAAAGAAAAAGAATCCCAACCTTCTGGGTTTGTTGGTCAGCCTGATGAAAATGTTGGTCGTGGAGAAATTGCCAGAAAGGGTTCTATCATTGATATTATGGGTGGCAACTAATGCCCTTTCAAGATTTCATAGAAGATGGCCCACGTTGGCAAAATCCTAGTGCTGGAGCTGCATCTGAATTTGCTCAAGAAGCGCCCAGTACAGCCGCATTATTTGGTAATGAAGTAACGAGCGGATTCACTCGTAAGGCTGGCTCTTTCCTTGCGGAGAACGTAGATACAGCGATAGACGCGACATCCAATGCTCTTGGGTTAGACCTTCCTAACACACAAAAAATTTCCTCCGACCAAATCAACGCATCTGCCCCTATCGGCAACGATGACAAGCCTACGCATATCACCGACGAGCCGATGTATGAGAACGTCGCCAATATGCTTATTAAAGATAAGCAGCGGCAATTAGTTAATGAGAATATGACGGTTAGGTATAGCAATGCCAACGGTATGTTGCCTACATTTGCTGTAGGTGCGGCTTCATTTATGGCCGATCCATCTAATCTCGCCATGACATCCTATGGAGGGGCCGTACTAGGTGGCAGCAAGGTTTTGGCTGGCCTTGGTGCTATGGGCGTCGATACAGCCACTACAGCAGCCAGAGTGGGTGCGAGGGTCATCTCAGGCGCAGCAGGTGGCGCGGCTTCCATGGTGCCATTGGCGGGGGCGCAATTAGGTATCAGCCAATATCAGGGCGGCGACTATGATATGCACTCTGCCCTTAATGATTTGGCGTTCGGGGCGGTTGGTGGGGCATTAATTCATGGTGGGTTTGGAAGCGCATTGCATGAAGGTGGATTGCTGAAGCCTGATGAGTTAATGAGAGCGCAAAACCTAAAAACAGATTTTCAGGCTCAGGCTTCTGATATAGTCCGTTCTCCGGCTCCAGTAAAACAAGCAGCTATAAATTCTACTGTTGCTGATATTGTTAATGGTCGCCCTGCCGATCCCGAATCCATCATTGGTCGCGGTGGTCAACCACCTGATGTTTCGCAAGTCGCTGATGATAGGACGCGCCAAAATCAAAATGGCTATTCCCCTAATATGACGGCAGAGGAAATAGCGGCTGCAAGAAAGACTATTCTTCCTAATGGTCTGAAGGTCGAACCAAAATCGTCGCGTCTGCCTGATGAAGAAATTAATCGTTATAAGGAAACGGTTCAGACTGAATTGCAAAACGCTGGCATCACAAATGTTGATGATAGCGTTGTTCAAGAAATAGCTAGAATTAAGGCTGAGCAGATTAATCCTGAAGGTGCTGCTAAACCGCGTCCGTTGGCAGAGGTTGAGAAGGTTCTACCGCCCAAGAATGCTGTTGCTGTTGAGGCCGCGCCCGCTGAAGTTGCTCCTCGTGCTGTTCCTGCCGCAGAAG